TATTGGATAATCTTTACCATATCCTAAAATACGAGCAGCTACCATAATAGCATTTTTATCTCCTATAATTAACTCATTATAATCAATATCAGTTACAATAAGTGACTGCATTAATTTATCAAGTACAGTACCGTTACTAATATAGTTTTGGTTGGTAAGAATATCTTCTTCACGAGCGGTCATGTATTTCATTTCAATTTTACCGCTTGATAGTGGGGATGTTTTTGGGTAAACTAAACCCTGGGATGGAAGATCTACAACTTCCGTTGGCATTTTTATTTTATTTTCACTCATATCTTTTATTTGTTATAACTTTATGTCTTATATAAATATATACTATTTTGTTTTTTTAATGTCCTTCGAAATTTGTTTTCATATAAGGATAATAATTGTTAGTAGGATTCCAAACTTGAGTATAAGGTTGAGGTGCTGTATTATTTCCTGATGCTAAAGTATTATGAGTAACATTACTAGCTGGGTAGGTTGTAATATCATCTACAATAGGAGCAATAAATGTAGTAGGGGCAGCATTAGATGTGTCTGTACTTAAACCCGAGCCAGCGAATGATGAAGATTGAATACCTATAAATTCAGGTGAGTCAATTTGTTCTAAGTATGTTGTCCCATTTGGTGTAAATTGATCAGTGTATTGAGATGGAGCACCACCAAATTCTCCTAATTGCACTGATGGGGAACTAGGTATATTACCATAATTTGTAGGTATACTTACTTCATCCGGTTTAAAAGCAGTTGGATCAAAATTACTATCTGAGTTGTCTAATCCGGTGTTATCCAGCGTATTTACTTGGCTATTATCCGCAGGTACACTAATTGCATTAATTGTATTTAAATATTGGTTATTCGCGTTATATGGCGTCTCATACTGTGAGGGTGAACCACCAAATCTACCAGATACTGGTTGAGGGTACTCATTAGGTAAGTTTGTACTATTAGGAGTAGGGACATTAGATATAAAACTGTTATTTGTATTATCTAAACTTGTTTTATTTAATGTTGCGGCTTGTGGAGTTTCATTTATATCTACAATTGAACTTAAATAAGTATTACCAGCATTATAAGGTGAGACATATTGAGAGGGACCACTGCCAAATTCTCCTCTAGCTAATTGTGGATAATCATTAGGTGAACTCACACTATTAGGAATTGGAGTATTAGAAATAGAAGCTCCATTAGTATTATCTAAGCTTGTTTTATTTAAAGTACTAATTTGAGGACTATCTGTGTCTTCAATAGAAACACTACTTAAATAAGTGTTATTAGGTCCATATGTTTGGACATATTGAGATGACGCTCCACCAAATTCTCCTTTAGATAATGATGAGTAATCTGTACTTACTGGTGATAGTGGTTTGTCTGTATCATGGAGTCCTATAGTATTGTCTAATCCGGTGTTATCTAATGTATTTGCTAATATACTTCCATTATTAGGTTGACCTAATGTTTCATTTTCGTAAGTATGATTAGGTGAATTGTCTTGAATAAACCCAGATTGAGCGTCATTAATTGGAGTATCACCAGGAAAACTTCCTGCACTTAATCCTGTTTGACCTTGTAATAGACGTTGTTTTAAACCCATATTATTTTATTATAAATATTAGAAAAAAGAAAGCTCGCAAACTGCGAGCTCTTTTTATTGTTAAGTAGTAAGTATTAGAAGTTCAATACGCAGTAATCCATTCCAACAGTCATTGTGATATTCACGGCTGTGTCTGCAGTATCCCAGTTATAATCACCGAAGTTGGCTTCTTTAATAAATGCGCCTTTAATAATCCATTCACTAACTACGTCTCCTACAGGTCCTAAAACGTCTAATACTAAGTCCTTTTTATAAAAGTCAGAGTAACCATCTCTACCTGTTACAGATTCGTGATGTAAACGAACCCATTCCATTACTGATTGGGCTCCAGATGGAGTGATTGGATCAAATAATGTCATTTGAATGTCACCCCAGGTGGTTTTACCTTTAACTTTTCTATAAACGTTAATATGGTTTAATACTACTTCACCTTGAGTTACAGTAACTGCGTTTACACCTTTTACTATGTAACTAGGTACACCATCCATATAAAGAATGAATCGGTTAGCCTGTTTTGGTTCAAAGGCTGTGAAGAATATTTCGTTTGCGTCTAATATTGCCATGTTTTTCTATTTATTATAAATATCTATATAATTAATCCTTATGCTGGGAAAGTTGCTCCAGTTGGTGTAATGTTGAAATCTAAGTAAATAAATTCAGCAGTTTTAGTTGGTTGAACATAAATTCCACCATTTAATTGGTTTCTATCTATATCAACTGCTGTGTTGTTACTTTCATCCATTATTACTCTAAATGCGTACAATCCTTGTCTTTGTTGAACACTTTCTAAGTATGGGTTTACTTGTGCTAAAAAGTTATTTCTTGTTGTAGTTGTATTTTGTTCAAATACTAAGTTATTAGCTACTTGAGAAATATATGACTTAAGAGCAATCAACAAACGACGAACATTTACACGATCTAAAGCTGATGGTTTAGTTTGTAATGTCTTTTGACCGTATACTACAACACCTTGTCCAGGGAAGGTAGCGATTGGGTTAACTTTATTTTGATATAAAGTATCTCTGTCTGTTTGAGATAATTTTCTTTCAGCTCTTATAACTTGTAATCCACCTCTGTTTATACCTGCAGGTGCAAACCATGGCTCAGCTACTTTGTCATTATAAGCATACACTCCACCTATTACAGCTGAAGCTGGTACCCAAACGTTTCTTCCACTATCTGGGTCTTGTGTTTGAACCCAAGGCCAGTATGAAGCAGCATATGATGTGTTTCTTCCAGTAGCTTGACCTGTAACTTGTGATAAAGTAGCACCATAAGTGTATAAGTCATTTACAAAAATGAAATCACCACGATATTCAGCTACACTTATAATACTAGTTACCGCAGAAGTTTGTAAACTGTTAAATAATCCAGGTGCTAATAATATATTAAATCTGTAATCGTCTTTATTAGATAATAAATTAATCATAGATATATAATCTTGACCAGTTGTTCCAGTTACTGGGACTCCTTGAGCTTTATCAGCATTTAAAATTTTATCGTAATATTCACTTGCATCTCCTAATGTTCCAGTAGCATTTTTAAATGAGCCACTTTGATTAATTGGGATTGAACTAGTATATTCTGGTTTAGGGTTACTGTTATTATCAAGATAGTTAGGTGTTGTAATTGTTGATTTTACTCTAACGTAAGCTGATGCCCCAACATAAGATCCAGTTTGTTGGAGATAATATGATGTGCCATCAGTTTTGTAAGAATAAGCTACATCACCTAAAACTTTAGATATAAAGTTTGGAGAAAATGGATCTAATGATAAACCAGTATAAGTTTCTAATGGGTTTGGATTCAGAGTATTATCATTTCCACTACGGATCAATAAACTAAATGTCCCAGAACCTGTATTCCAGTTTAAAATTTCGTATCTAATATTACTAGCTGACCCACTAAGTAGTGAACCACTAATATCTAATGAACTTGAGCTATTTTGTCCAATACCTTGAGCAATAGTTTCTAATACAAAAGCAACACTTCCACCTCCATCTACACCGTTTCCTAAAGTAGCTTGTGTTGAAAAAGAAGCACCTGATCCAGTTTGGAATCTATATCCATTTACAAATGAACTTGATACTGAACCAGATAATATTAATGTGGTTGTGTTTGTTAATGATGTTAAACCTAAACTTGTAACACTTGTAATCTTATTTGCTAAGTTAGATATTGTTGTTGCTAATGATACAGAGCTACTTGCAAAGAAATATAATTTTCCATCTGCATCATCTTGGTAATTACCAGAAGCTGTCGGTAAGAATCTATAAACATTTGAACTATTATCTAATATTCTAAATTCAACATTAATTGGGTTAGATAACGCGGTTAAATCTTTAGAAGCTGTTGCAAATACTCCAGGGGTAGATGGAATGTTGTTTGTAATATCTGTGCTTACTGCTGAGTCGTAAGATCCACTTACTACTCGAGCTACTAACAGTGAAGTTCCTCCATTAGCAAAATAGTTGTAAGCAGCTATAGATGTAAAATAAGTGTAGATATCGCTATTACTACCACTTGTAAAAGTAGTTCCAAATTTTTGTTGGAATTGACTATAAGTAGTAACTAATGTAGGTATACCAACAGGTCCCTTTGCAGTTGGACCTATGATAGCTGCTCCAGCTTGAACAGGTTGAGAAGTTACTTGTGAAGTATCATTTTCTCTCGCTAATACACCTGGTGATATTAATGTTTCTGCCATGTTTTTATTATGTGTTCGAT